TACTCTGTCGGTGACACTTCAGGCAAGTATTCTCCACAAGAGTTTACATTTGCAAGAGGCAGTAATTTATCAGCTACAAGAATAGACAGAGCAGGTCTTATTGTAAAGGGGCGTGAGAATCTAGCTCTTCAGTCAAATCAATTTGATACTACTTGGGTAAATATTAATAGTAACGAGACAAGCGGACAAAGTGGTTACGATGGGTCTAACGATGCTTGGATTTTGTCTAAATCTGCTTCGGGCGGCTTTATTTATCAAATTGCAAATAGTTATAGCGGTGTTTATACATTTAGTGTTTATGCTAAAGCAAATGCATCTAATTTTATTAGATTGAATGGAAACGCTGTAACTGATGCGGATGCGTTTTTTAATTTATCAACAGGGTTGGTGCAAAGTTCAATAAATTGTATTGATGTAAAAATAGAATCTGTTGGTAATGGTTGGTATAGATGTTCAATTACTTCTAATGATTCCGATTTAGACTATATTAATATTTATCCAGCAGAAGCGGGTAGTATATCAGGAAATAGTGGCTCAGTCTACATCCAAGATGCCCAGCTTGAGCAAGGTCTCGCAGCAAGTCCTTACATAGAAAGCGGAGCAACAAACGGCACAGCAGGAGTCTTAGAAAACACCCCAAGATTAAACTACACAACAGGAGTTGCTAATCCGTATCTTTTACTTGAACCGAGTAGGACTAATTTGTTTTCACAATCGGAATACTTTGGAGATTGGACTACTTTTCGCTCAAGTGTATCTGCAAATCAAGCGACTTCGCCCGAAGGGCTGACTAATGCTTATAAGTTAATTCAAGAATCTGGACAAACGTCAAGTGGTGGTCTTTTTAAAGGAGTTACTACAATAGATGCAACAACATATACCTACACTTTTTTCGCAAAAGAAGCGGGATATGGTTGGTGCTTTGCAAGGCTAATGGGTGGTGGAAACAATTATTATGCTTGGTTTGATTTATCTAATGGAATTAAGGGCAATGTAACAAATGGAGCAACATCTGCTATTGAACCTTATGGCAATGATTGGTATCGCTGCTCTATAACTTTTGCAAATTTAGGTACAAGTGCTGTTCCACACATTTATATTGCAGAGGCAAATTCAAGTGCCGCTGTATCAAATCCCGATGGAGTAAAGGGAATTAATATCTACGGAGCACAACTAGAAATAGGAAGCTACCCAACCTCATACATCCCTACCTATTCGGTAAGTGCCACGAGAGCAGTTGATGTTTGTAATAAATTAGATGCAAGTGGAGAGATAGGGCAGACCGAGGGGACTGTGTTTTTTGAGTGGGATTATCAAAATGTAGGTTCAAGTGGTGGAAACATTGTAGTTAGTTTAGCGGGTACACATTTACAAGAAATTTATTTTTGGGTTCAAGGCAATGGAAATTATATATATGATGTATACAATTCATCACAACAAGTTAACATTAGTGGCTCAATGGGTTCTTTTGGAATTAAAAAAATAGCACTTGCTTATAAAAACAACGATTTTGCTTTGTACATAAATGGCGTTTTGGCTGGTACCGATACAAGTGGTTCAGTTCCAACCTTAGACCGCTTATATATTGGAGGATATGCCTTAAACACAAACTATAATATCTCCTCTGGAATCAACCAAGTCCTACTATACAAAGAGAGATTAACCAACGCAGAATTAGCAACACTAACAACAATCTAATATGACACGACTAACAAGAAAATACGAATTTGTAGACCAAGCCACAGCAGATGCCGCTATTGCTTTACTACCACAAGACGAAGAAGGAAACCCAACAGGTGAATACCTAGTTACGATACTAGGTTTTATACTTCTTGTACCTGCAACTTATGATGATGAAGGTAACGAGCTAACACCACCAATCTATTCTGACAAATATGCAGTAGATATTTACTGGGGTTCTGAGGCTTTATCTTCTTGGGATGCTTACATAGTATGGCCTACTCCAATGGGGGTGCATACGTATGGCAGTTCAAGCTCTAGAGATGAATATGCTGCTACTTATTGCGGCCTGTTTCCTACTAGCGAATATTGCGACCCACCAACACCTCCTGAACCTGAAGAAATTTAATACATTTGACTAAAATATAATGTTATGTCAAAGATTACAGAAAAGGAATTACAAGAATTAAAAGCTCAGGAAACAAAAAAGGGAGCTATCCTGCACGATTTAGGTTTATTGGAAATACAGAAACACGCTTTAGCGCATATGTACACCAACTTACTCAATGAGCAGATAGATTCTAACAAAGCTATTGAAGCCCTTTATGGCAAAGTAGACATAAACCTTGAGGACGGTTCTTTTAAATTAATCTCAGAGGATGAAAAAGATAAGTAAACACATTAGTTACAAAGAAGCTACTCACTCCAACTACGCAAAAAAACACAAGATTGCTAATAAGCCAAGTTCTGAGGATATCGAGAATATGGAGCTACTAGCTGAGAAGGTGTTTGAGCCACTTAGGGAGTGGGTAGGTGCGCCTATAAAGGTGAATAGTATGTTTAGGTCTGTTGAACTTAATAGTGCCTTAAAAGGAGCCCCACGCTCTTCACATATGAAAGGTCAGGCTTTTGATATTACTTCTTTAGGTGGTAAAACTAATCTTGAGATGTTTCATTACATCAAAGACAACTTAGATTTTGACCAGTTGATATGGGAATATGGAAATGAGCCTGTATGGCTGCACGTTTCTTATGTAAGCGAGAAAGAAAACAGAGGTCAAGTATTAGTAATCAAAAGACCAGGAGTATATCACGAATGGTCTCCTTGTAAAAACTGCTAGAATAGTGAATAAGATTTCAGAAAAGACAGAGGTAACACTTGATGTCAAAACATTGATAATAATAATATCATTTGTGGTTTCTTTTGTGGGTATGTACTTTGCTTTACAAAAGGATATTGATTTAGCAAAAGAACTTCCTAAACCTCAAGTAACAAGAACTGAGTACGATTTAAAAGACCAACTAATCAGGGAAACTATAATGAACACACAGCAAAAGGTAGAGGACAACAGCAAGAAGCTAGATAAGATTGATGAAAAGCTGTATCAAATAATAGACAAAAAATAATATTATGAAACGCTTCTTTTTTATAATTCTATTGATATCTAGCAAAGCCTTGTTTTCTCAAACATATACTTTATTAGAAATAAATTCAAGATGGAATGCTTCTAATACTGTAAATATAGATGCCATAAAAGGAGTTAATCATTTGGTTGTTTATTTAGAAGACCAACCAAGTTCAGTTAAGGACAAGATAAAGTCCGTACCAGTTTTAATATTGTATAAAGACAATACAGCTATAAAACAATGGAATGCTGATATCAGTTTTAAATTAACTGTTCCAAAAGAAGAAGTAATAAAAATCATACAACGTCTAGAGAAATAATGCAGAAAAAAAAGTTTGCAGATACTAAGGCAGGTATGTTCTTAAAGTCTGCCTCTCCTAAAATACTTGACGTATTGGGTGATGTTATACCTGATGCGGGTATTTTTAGCGTTATTAAAGGTCTTATCACTAAAGATGATGTATTACCTCCTAAAGATAAAGAAGTAGCCTTAGAGCTTCTTAGAATGGATGTGATAGAAATGCAAGAGATTAGTAAAAGATGGGATTCAGATATGAAGTCAGATTCCTGGTTATCTAAAAACACTAGGCCTCTTACATTAGTTTTCTTGACTGCATCAATGGTATTTCTTATTATGCTTGATTCTTTAAATATAGACTTTGGAGTAAAAACAGAGTGGATAGATTTACTTAAATCACTTTTAATTACTGTCTATGTAGCCTACTTTGGTTCTAGAGGGGTTGAAAAATTTAAGGCCATAGGTAAGTAAGTGCCTCCTTACAAAAGCTCTCAGATATTTCTATACTGGGATGAACAAGTAACCAATAAAAAAAATGATATGCCTGAAGATTTCGGAATGAATGACAGCTTTGCTGACTTCGTAGATGAACTAACAACAAGTAAAACGAATGAAAATGCTTGTTCTATTGATAACCCTGATTGTGAGGGGTGTGGTTCTTAAATAGCACCTACCACATTACTTTTATTTATATTTAATTAGATTTATTTTTTTACTAATTATTTAGATATATTTACAAATGTGTAATAGATAGCTTTATAAAAAGATTCAAAGTTATTACTTATTATTTTAAAAACCAAAAAAAATATGTACTCTAAGAAAACAGTAGACAAAACCTTGAGCTGTAAATCCTTATCAAACAAGGAAAAGACAAACAGACTTCTTGAAATAGATGCTATTCAATACACCAACTTAGGTACAGACTCAACAAAAGAAGAAAAGATTGTAGTCAAAGAAAATAGCCTGTACATTTATGAAACTATTAAAAAGATAGATTTAAGACTAGGTAAAACACTTTTGTATAATGGCTAAGAAACTCACAAGAAGTAAGCTGGTTAAAAAGTTAGATGCAGTATTCAGTCAATACATAAGACAGTCAAACTCAGTTAATGAAATAGCTACCTGTTTTACTTGTGGTAAAGAAGACCATTGGAAGAAATTACAAAACGGCCACTTTCAATCTAGAAGGCATTACTCAACTAGATGGGATGAAACCAATTGTCAGGTACAATGTGCAGGTTGTAATGTGTTTAGATTTGGGGAGCAGTTTATCTTTAGTCAAAACCTAGATACTAAGTTTGGAGAGGGTACAGCTAGACGTTTACACATACAAGCACAACAGACCATAAAGTTTGCAGACTTTGAATTAGAGGAAATGATTAATCACTATAATGGTTTGTTATTTAAGTAATTAATAACTATATTTGAGCGTTCTGTTTTAAACTAGGAAAGAGAGGTTGATTTTATATCGCCTCTTTTTTTTTGCCCTATTTGTTTTTTATTAAAGTTTTTGTGTATATTCGTAAAAGTATTAACCACATAAACAGAACAGAATGACAGAACAAGAAAAAGCGAGATTCAGAAACTGCTTACTAAATCTATATGGTTTAGGAAACTCCAACTTTCTAGTAAGAAAACATTTTGATAGTGATGAAAGCCTTGAATTACAAAACCCAAAGAATTGGCTTAATTACACAACAGAACTTTTAGAAATACTAGATAGATGAGAACACAGAGAGATGATTTAAAAGCTCAACAGAGAGCTTTAGAGGCACAGCTAAACGCTGCCAACAAGTACAGTAACGGAATAGACCTAATGGATATTTACCGTAAGCTAGATAAAGTTAAATCGCTAATAGAAGCAATACGATAATGGGACATATATATCAGACTCACGAATACAAGAACGAAAGAATAAGAGCTTTAAGTAGAAGAGTAGAAGAGCTAGAAGAAGGACAACAGGTCAAAGACCTTGTAGCTCATTGCGAGTTCTTAGAATCTCAAGTAGAAGTATTACACCAAGACATTGCAAATATTCACTTTAATCAAACAGTAGGATGGACAGAAACAAATTAGTAGAGTTGTACAAAAAGTACGACCTAACAGCAGATGATGTATTTAAACATCAGCACTATGTTATTATCACTAGAACTGGTATTGACAAAATTCAAGCAGTAGAACAGATAGCTATTGATTACGAGGTAATAAGGTGTGAACCAAATTACGCTGTATTTAAAGCCATAGCAAACAAAGAAGGCAAAGCAATACAAACCTTTGGGAGTGCTTTAAAAGGAGAAGGCTACAAAGACGGAAATTGTAATAGTTGGTATGTTGCAGAGATGGCAGAGAAAAGAGCTATGTCAAGAGCTGTGTTAAAGCTGACAGGCTTTTATGAGCTGGGAGTATTTGGAGAAGATGAATCAGATAGTTTTAAGAAAAAGTAATATGACATATTTTAACTCAATAAAAGAATCAGGAGATGACTTAAAAAAGTATCAAGACAAAACAAAAACACAGGACGAAATTGTTCTTATGTTATGTCGTGAAAATAAAACTTTTACAGCATCAAAAATCTTTAGTCAATTTCCAACTAAAGCACCATTAACTTCAATTAGAAGAAGTATTAATACACTTCTAAATAATTGTAATATTGTTTGCACAGGAGAGAAAACTAAAGGAATTTATGGAAGAAATGAAACAGAATATAAACTATCAACTAAATAAATCAATATGGGAGCAATCATCAATGCATCAATCAATGTGGCTAAATTGCCAAAAGAGAAATTTGTAAAAGGTAAAGACGGAGCAGTCTATTACAATTTTACTATCTCAATTAATGATGACACTCGTTACGGCAACAATGTTGCTTTAATGGACAGTAGAACCAAAGAAGAAAGAGATGCTAAGAAACCAGCTTTGTATTTCGGCAATGGTAAAGTAGTATGGATTAAAGATGCTCAAGGAAATTCAGGGCAGATTATGTTAGCTGAGAAAGAGGTAACAGAGACAGTTGCAGAAGAAACAAGTGACTTGCCTTTCTAAGAATTATCTAACTACTGAAAGGGGGGTATGACTATAAAATCGTATCCCCCTTTTTTTTTACCTTTAAAGAATGACAGACAGAACAGAACACAATCAGAAAATGCAGTCAATAATGTTTGACTGTTACGTAGATGCAAAAGAAAAAATAGATTACCCGCCTGTGGCTTTATCTTTTGGAGAGAAACTAATACAACACCCTGAAGGTGATAGCTTGTTACCCATCCCACTAGGGACATATGGTAATTTAAGTTGTGTAAGCGCACCCCCTAAGACTAAGAAAACTTTCTTTATATCCTTATTAGCTTCAGTTTATTTAAGCGGTTCTAATATATACGGTGGAGACATTAAAGGCCATAAAGATGAAGGCCATTTAGTACACATAGATTCAGAGCAAGGATTATGGCATTGCCAAAAAGTATTTAAGAGGGTGTACGATATGGACAAAAATGTAGACCCATTGTCTTATCATACATTTGGACTGCGTAGCATCGGTTATAAGCAACGAATAGAGTTTATTGAATACTATCTATCACAAAAGATTAACACACCGTCTCTAGTCATTATAGATGGTATAGCAGATTTAGTGAGTGATGTAAATAACCTAGAGGAAAGTAATTTAATAGTGCAAAAGTTGATGCAATGGTCAGCCAAATACAACTGCCATATTATAAACGTCATACACAGTAATTACGGAACTTCAAAAATGACTGGTCATCTAGGTTCATTCCTAGAAAAGAAATGTGAAACACATATAGAACTTGAAGCGAATACAATAAATAAAGAATGGGTAACCGTTAAATGTAAACGCAGCAGAGGTTATCCTTTTGAGACGTTTAGCTTTAAGGTTAATGAATACGGTTTACCTGTCATAGTTGATAATTTATACGACCCCTTAAAATGAGCCAAAAAGTAATGATTTTAGTCGCTAAAAAGCACGACACCTGGGTTGACATTGTTTCAACCTTTGGATGCACTAGAACAGTAGCTGAAGACATTACTCAAGAGATGTATATTAAGATACAGCTCCAAGTTGAAAAGGGGTTAGACATCACCTATCAAGATGACATAAATTATTACTATATATTTAAGACACTTAAAACCCTGTTTCTAGATTTAAAAAGAAAGCAAAAGGGAATAATTATAGTAAACATAAATGACGAGTACGTCAAGAATTTAGGAATAGCCATAGCGACAGAAGATGTAAACTTTGATAGTGCATATCAAGATGTTGAAGAGGAGCTTTCTAAAATGTATTGGTGGAACAGAAAAGTGTTTGAGATAGTAAACGAAGGAGAAAGCATAGCTGAGTTCTCTAGGAAGTCTAAAATTTCTTACACTATATTATACAACGCATACAGAAAGGTTAAGAAAAAACTAACAAAACTAATATGAAACTAGGAGACATCATTTACTACATTACAAAGTATACAGGCATTAAATTACTTGTGGAAACGTATCATTCTTTTAAAGGCACAAAATGTAACTGTGACAAGAGAAGAAAAAACCTGAACGACTTAAAAATAAAAAGATGACAAAATTCAATGATACAGACTATAACGACTGGACTAAGTTTCGAGTGGCAGAAAACAAGGACGTTATCAGCCCAACAGAGTTTGAACTGGTTTGTAACCTGCACTCAAGATACTTCAAGCATACCTATTATAAACCTTGTACTTGTAGCCCGAAAACAATAAATAAATGGATTCAAGATTTAAACCTAGTTTGGACATATACTAGGAATGGGGATAAGTAAAGTTCATAAGTGGGAACAGGCCGTTGTTTTATTACTCAATTCTAACGGATGGGAATTAGAATGGGCTGGTAAAGGATATTCACGATATGATGCCATTGGTAAAACGCCCAAAGGTTTTCCTTGTGTGATTGAAATGAAGTTCCGCAACAAGCATTATGATACTAAGATGCTTGAAAAAGACAAGTACGATGCCTTAATGAGAATAGATGAGAACATCATAAAAATATTTTATGTGTTTGACCCTAAAGGAAATTTCCTATACTACCTCAATACGCTCAAGCTGCCTGAGACAGTAAAAAAATACTGCCCTGATACTACAATGTGGACAAAGAAAAGAATATTGAAAGATGTTTATCTGTTACAAGAAAACGATGCTGTAAGGATTGAGCTAAACAATGAATAGTTATTAAATAATTCGTGTATATTAGCTAAGTAATTAAAACAGACAGAATGATAGTAACAAGAGAAGTCCTGATATCTATTAAAGACATCATAGAACAACACGTAAAAGCTGACCCAAGTCTTACGGATGTGATAATCAATTATCAAATAAAGGAAACCGACAAAGCTAAAAACTTCTTAAACGTACAAATCAAATGAAACAGTTTCTAAGAATTGCAAAAGCAAGATTAAAAAAAAGGTTTCCGTTTAAAAGACAAAGAGATGCTGTCGCAGCTAAAATGTATGTTGACTGGATAGAAAGAAAAGAAAACCCATTTGGTGACCATTTTGATATTAACCGAAACTCAGCTAAAGAAAAAACAGAACAATGACAATAATAGATTTATGTCTCAGAGATAGAGATGAAAACAACACAGAAGAATGATTTTGCTCGTAGATGCAGACAGCTTAATATTTGCAAGTTGTTACAGGAAACGTCAACAGCCTGATGATGAAAAATACTATACTGAAATAGGAGATGCTAGGGCTAAGTTTGATGAGCAGTTTATGGGCATAGTAAACCACCTAGAAGACATCTATCCAATAGACAAGGTATTAACCTTTAGCGGTTCAAAGGGTAACTTCAGAAAGCTAATTACAAACAAATACAAAGCAAACAGAAAAAAACAAGAGCTACCCCCTTTACTACAAGAGATGCACGAGTTTGTAAAAGAACACTATGACAGCATTTACGGATATGGGGTAGAGACTGATGACGTAGTAGCTAGATACTGGCACAACATAAGCAGAGACATAGGAAGAGATGAGGTAATGATTGTAAGCATTGACAAAGACTATAAGCAGTTTCCTTGCCTGATGTATAACTATCACTACAAACACAAAGAAATCTATGACATAAGTGAAGAAGAGGCTATGTATAATTTCTATGAACAATGCATAATAGGTGACACAGCAGACAACGTCAATTACTTTAAGGGTAAAGGCAAGAGGTTTGCAGAGAAATACTTCGCAGACTGTCACACTAAGTACCAGTACACAAGAAAGCTCTATGAGCTATTTAAACAAGAATACAAAGGAAAGGCAAGACAGAGATATGTTGAATGCTATAACCTATTAAAACTGAGAACCGAGTAATGAGAAAAAAAACACATAAAGACCTGACAGCTTTAGAGATTGGTGAGGAGATTAAAAAAGAACTAGGCATAGATATATACCAAAACACAAGACAAGCGACTTACGTAGAGGCTAGAGCGTTAATGTGCTACCTTTTAAGAGAGAAGTTAAACTTGCGCTGGACATCTATCGCTAAACTCTTTCAAGGTGAAGGAAAACATATGGATCATTCAAACGCTTTGCACCTAGTAAAAATGTACCCTATATATAGAAGGGATGACAAAAGACTTTTAGAGCTTGAGAAGACATTTAAATTTACTCGTAAGACTGGTTTAGACTTTGACTATACCAACTACCTAGAAGATAAATATGAATCACTAGAGGAGAAGTATTATAAGCTAGAAAAAAAATATCTAGACATTATAGAAAAATAATATGAGGGGGGCGCAGACAGTTTTTATGCTAGGAGTAGGTAAGGATTAAAATGTCCCCCAAATGCATAGCGGGGTGGTTGTACTAATTATATTAGTCTTTGCTTGGGTAAGTATCCACCTTGCTTTAATCATAGAGGAGAGCGGTCTTTTATAAATTATATAAAAAAACTTGTGGTTAGGTTCGGCTGACTCTCCTTTATAACACCAAAGAAAAATGATAGCATTAGCAATAGTAATATTTATGTCATCTTACATAATTAGAAGAGAGTACCTACTGTGGAAAGAGGTCAAAAAAAAAATTAATAGATACAAATGATTAAAACTTAATCTTTTTCTACGTTATATAGTAAGATTGAATAATCAAAATAAAATCAAATGGACAACAGAAAGAATAATGGGGGTGCTAGAGAAGGAGCTGGTAGACCTAAGAAGGCAGATGAGATTAAGCTAATTGAAAAGCTAGATAATCTAATAGACAATGACGAGGTAATAAAAACACTAGGTAAGCAAATCCTCAAAGGAGACTCTAGAGCGATGTCTTTATACTTTGGGTACAGATACGGCAAACCAAAAGAAAGCGTTGATATAACATCCTCTGAAGGCTTCACAGTTAACTTTAAAGACCTGATTGAATTTAAGTGATAGAAGTAAATAAAAAGTATGCACCGATATCTACTGCTAATTCTAGATATTTCATTGTAACAGGTGGGAGGGGTTCAGGGAAATCATTCTCTATAAACCTGCTCCTAGTTCTGCTTACCTATGAAGCTGGGCATACTATACTATTCACACGTTTCACTTTAGCATCTGCTTACATATCTATCATACCTGAATTTATTGATAAGATAGAAACCTTAAACATTCAAGAGGATTTCCATATTACAAAAGATGAAATCATAAATAAGCGTTCAGGCAGCAAGATAATCTTCAAGGGTATAAAGACATCATCAGGAGACCAAACGGCTAACCTGAAGTCTCTCACGAATGTTAGCACTTGGGTTATGGATGAAGCCGAAGAGCTGGTAGACGAGAACATCTTTGATAAAATAGATTTATCAGTTAGAAACCTCAAGAATCAAAACAGAATAATAATGATTCTAAATCCTGTGACTAAAGAGCATTGGATTTACTCACGATTCTTTGAGGAGAAAGGAGTGATGGAATCAAGCAATGTAAGTAAAGGGAATACCACTTACATACATACCACCTACCAGGATAATATCGAGAATCTATCTACAAGCTACCTAGAGCAAATAGAAAACATCAAACTTAGAAGACCTGAGAAATACAGGCATCAAATGCTAGGGGGATGGTTGGCCAAAGCGGAGGGTGTAATATTTACCAATTGGAAAGTAGGACAGTTTAAGAAATTTGGGGTTTCAGTATACGGACAGGATTACGGATTTGCAGCAGACCCATCTACGTTAATAGAAACCAACATAGACAGCACAAATAAAATAATCTATCTAAAAGAGTGTTTCTATCTCAAGGGGTTAACTACATCACAGATAGCTGAACTGAACCTTAAACACGCTGAGAGCAACCTTATCGTTGGTGATTCAGCAGAACCTAGACTACTGTCTGAAATAAAGTCAAAGGGTTGCAATGTGGTTAAAGCAATAAAGGGACAGGGTTCTATCACTTATGGTATCTCACTACTTCAGGATTATGATTTAGTAGTAGATGAGAACAGCATCAACCTAATCAAAGAGCTGAATAATTACTCTTGGTTAGAAAAGAAATCAAAGACTCCCCAAGATTCTTGGAATCATTTAATTGATGCAATCCGTTACGCAGTCTCGTATCAACTTCAAAATCCAAACAGAGGAACATACTACGTTTCATAAAAGTTATTAAAGTATTTGTGTATTAAATAAATAGTCCGTAAGTTTATACCTCCGCAATGAGGCGGTAACTTAAACACTACGATTATGTTTGCTATTTTAAACACTTCAAATTCAAAGGTGATGTTTTACACAAAGTCTTTCTTTATGCTTGGTTACACCACAATACCCCAATTTGCTCCTGCTAACGATAGTGACCTACACGTTACGTTCAACACCTTTGCAGAGGCTAACGAGGTTCTAAAGACGTTCCCTGCTACCATCGCTAATACCTGCGCTGTAACCACACACATCTTATAAAAATAAATACACGAGTTATCAAACTTTTTGTGTATATTCGTATAAACAAATTAAAACAGACACAATGACAAATTCACAATCTTACGAGTACGGAGAAATTTTAGGTGCGCTCATCTCAATTCAGAACTTTTCTAAAATGGATAACAGAGAAGATTACGCAAAGATAGAATCAATGATTATATCAGATGCTATTGAGCAAATGCAGACTTTGTTTGATTCGTTAACTAAAGAAGAGGTGTTAACTGACAAACAAGCATTTTCAGAATTTGCACAGACCGTAAATACCAATCTTAAAAACATCATAAAATAATGGACTTTGAATTTATATACGGAAATGAAACGGTTGAGGTAATTGGTTCAATTGGTTACTCAGGAGATGAAGGTAATTATGATACTCCTGCATACTATGAAGCTATCTATGACCCTAACGACTTAGAAATAATAGTAAGCGGTGAGTACGAATATTATCAAGTTCAATGGGCTAAATTAGCACAAGAGTTTAAAGACGAAATTGTCAGGCAAATAGAAAAGAGGTTGTAAGTGCACGACATATGAGTAGTATATTAAGGTGGTCAGAAATGGCTGCCTTTTTTTATTTAGATTTACTAGGGCAAAATGCACTAATTAAATACGTTATATATATATGAAAGCTGAAATCAATATACCAAACAGCCTTGCTGAGATTACACTAAAGCAGTATCAAAAGTTCTTGAAGATACAAGAGAATAATGATGATGTGTATTTCCTGCAATGTAAGATGATAGAGATATTCTGTAATCTAGATGCTGTATCTGTAAGGCTTTTAAAAGTCTCAGATGCTAATAGGATTATGGACATATTAAACGATATGTTAAATTCTCAGCCTGGCCTAATCAGGACATTTAAACTAGGTGGTATTGAGTACGGTCTTATACCTGACTTTGATGATATGTCTTTAGGTGAGTACATTGACCTTGATACTTATATGGGTGACTGGGAAAATATGCAGATAGCAATGAACGTACTATACAGACCTATCAAAGAAAGACTAGGTGAGAAGTACATCATTAAAGATTACGATGTAAACACAAAGGAAAAATTGAATGAGATACCTGTTGATGTGGTCTTAGGTGCAGTTTTTTTTTTATACAATTTAGGGATAGACTTATCGAAAACTATGCTGGACTATTTGGAGGAGCATCAGAAGGACAGCTCGATGCACAGTCATCTTTTTCAAAAAAATGGGGATGGTATCAAAGCCTATTCTCAGGACTCGCTCAAGGAGATATTACAAGAGTTGAAGATATCACTAAACTAAACGTGCATAGCTGTTTGTACAGCTTAGAGTATATGAAAGACAAGGCAGAGCTAGAAGCAAAACAAATCAAAAAGAATTTTAAATAATGGCAAATCAAGGGGTAAGAGGTTTTTACCAGTTAACCGAGACAATCAAAAATGAGTTATTAGGTGATGAGAATATCAACACAGTAACTACTGGAGACATTACAGACGTTAACTTAAACAAGCAGGATATTTTCCCACTTGGTCACATCATTATTAATAACGTAACAGATGAGGAGCAGGTACTAAGATTTAATATTACCGTTCTAGCCTGTGACATAGTAGACCAGTCAAAAAGTCAAACGATTGATAGGTTCAAAGGGAACAACGATGTGCAGGATATTTTAAATACTCAACTAGCGGTTTTAAATAGATTAATCCAACGCCTTAGAATGGGTACTCTATACACAGATATGTACCAGCTAGACAGCAGTCCAAACCTCACTCCTTTTTATGACAGGTTTGAGAATCAATTAGCGGGATGGTCAGCTACTATGGACATAATGATTTACAATGACATATACATCTGCTAATGAAATTAGATAATACACAGGACGTTTTAAATAAATACGGTAAATACGTTGTTCAACAGTCAAAGTCAAATTTAACTAAAGACAACAAAGGCGGTGGAGAACTTTACAATTCTATTAAATACGTTTTAGACGTTGAATCAGATGCGTTTCTTATAGCGTTCTTAATGGAAGAGTACGGTGCTTATGTAGACAAAGGTGTAAAAGGTAAAACCTCTACGTATCCACAAACGGCTTCTGCACTTTCACAGTTTAGATATGGTAGTGGAACAGGCCCTAAAGGTGGATTAACTAAGGGTATTTTAAGTTGGGTAAAGAGAAAGAAGTTTCAATGGAAAGACAAAAAGACTGGGCGTTTTTTATCCTATGAATCTATGAGTTTTTTAATAGCTCGGAGCATATACAACAAAGGGTTAAAAGCCAACCTGTTTTTTTCAAAGCCTTTTGAAAGTGGGATAAAAAGATTTAATCCTGATTTTGCTAAGGCTTTTGCTTTAGACGTTGAGTACGCCATAATACTAGGAATAAAGAAATAAGATATGCCAATTAACAACTACGGTCTTAGAACACCATTATACGCAGAAACATTTGTAGGAAACAGTACAACCAAATCAGCTAAATTATTGCTTAGTGTTGGTGGTATATTAAGGTACACCATAATCAAAGATGTTACCGTTGGTGAATCAGTTAATTTTGAAATAGCTGAATTACTTAGAGACTACTTGACGGTCACTATATCTGAAACAGCAGGTGCAGCCCCAACAGTTCAAAAGATAAGTTTCACGTCTACAATAACTCTTTACCCTGAAGCAAATGCAGGTGGCTTGGCTATATATCCAGGAGCTATAAGCACATTGAGCGGAGACGGTTACGAGGGTTACAGCAAGTTTATAGACGAAGCTAATTCAAGTATACCATATAGAAACAGAGCTAACAATCAAGACACCTGGTTACTAGCTGAAAAGACTCCTAGTACAGCAGCCACAAATGATGACTTTTATATATTCGTTCCAAACAATATATCAGGATACGCAGGAGCAATGAGTAGCGCAGGAGTTATCTCATATATACCATATAGCTCCACAGATACAGGCCTTGTAATAGGTAGTGTACCCCTTGCTATAAATAGAATTGATTGTACCAAATACGGCATAGGAACTAAGGTCACACTTATAAATAGGTTTGGGGTGTTGCAGGACTTATGGTTTTTCTTAAAAAAGGTCAAGCAGATAACAAGGTCAAACGAAAGATACGAGGCTAACACTTTACTTTCAAATGGAACATACTCCACAACTGACCCAACTACAAAGCTGTTAAATTCAAAGGCTAAACAATCACGCACGTTATCAAGTGGTTATTATCCTGAATGGACAAACGCTTATTTTGAGGAGCTGCTTTTAAGCGAGAATGTATGGATGACTAGAGAGAGAGTTCAGCAGCCTAACACGCCTGAAATTATACCTGTCACAGTTAGAACATCAGAGATGACCTACAAGACATCAGTCAATGACCGTTTGATAGAATACACCATAGACTTTGAAGATGCTTTTGACTACATAAACAACGTAAGGTAGATGCAAGAATTACAGCTATATATTGAAAGCGAAAGGCTTGACTTGTTTAAAGATGAGACGGTATCTCTTACACAGACCATTCAAAACATTAAGCAAATAGATAAGGTGTTTACAGCCTTTACTAAGACATTCTCTGTACCTGCTAGTAAGACAAACAACAAGATATTTCAGCACTATTACAATTTTAATATTGTAGACGGTTATGATGCCCGAAAGAAAAAAGCAGGTAAAATTGAGCTAAACACTTTACCCTTTCAAACTGGCCTTATAAAATTAGAAGGTGTAAGCCTGAGAAATAACCTTGTATACAGCTATAAGATTACATTCTTTGGAAATACGATTGAATTAAATGACATCTTAGGAGAGGACAAACTGGGTTCACTAGCTTTTAGTAACTCTAAATATGACCTGACTTATAGTGCGGCAGGGGTGTTGGCTAAGATGCAACAAGCAACAGGTGCAAACGCTTATGTTATTACGCCTTTAATCACCCATACAGATAGGCTGTTTTTTCAATCAGGAGTAAATTTACAAGGCAGTAGTAATCTTTGGTGGCACAATAGTGAACATCAGGGTGTATACTGGAATCAGTTAAAGTTCGCTCTAAGGCTTTATGAAATCATTAAAGAGATAGAGATAAAGTACACCGTTGCAAACGGCTACAATACCAACTTAGTATTTTCAGAAGATTTCTTTAGTACGTCAAATCCTAGTTTCTATGACCTGTATATGTGGTTACATAGAAAGAGTGGAGCAGTACAACCTGACCAACAGATAGCAACATACGAAAGCCTAGTAAATAACTGGACAGCAAGTGCTACTCAGATAATAGTTGGTTATTCTACAATCACCATACCTGCGGCTTTAGTAACTGGAGCTAATAAAATACTAAGTACAAATATAACCTGCACACCGACAGGAGCTGATGCGGCAAAGCCTTATTCAGTTATAGTCAGTTTAAATGGTAGTACGGTATTCACATCAACAGAGGCCGCAGGAACTCAGAATATTTTATTGCCTTTTAATTTCTTAGTTGCTAATGGTGTTTATACGGTAAGCATTATACACCCTCAAAGTTCAGGCACAATAGTATTCACTTCTATTGAGTGGGAAACAGTAGGTGAAACAGGAACAGGCTTTTATACTGATACAGCTACATCAAATACATTCACAGCTTCAGAATCATTTGACTTTCAAATACCTCAACAAATACCTGACGTAACTATTATGTCATTTCTTACTGGGTTGTTTAAGATGTTCAATCTAGTTGCTTATGTCAATGACTCGGGAACAATAGTAGTAAGGCCATTAGAAGAAAGAACTGAGGGTGATGTTCAAATAGCAAACGCTTTCAATACTCGTGTGGTAGAAGACGGTGGGACAGTTGAGTCTCTAAGCTGTTTAGAGGCATCCTTAACGACTTTAGGAGCTTCCAATTATAGTTACTATACTTCAGCAGACATAGAGGGCTTAGATGCGCCAGTAGATTATAACATATCTCAATACGTAGACACAAACGAAAGTGAGGTAAACATAGCTTTACCATATAAGGAAATTATCTACGCATACGAAGGCACAGGAACTTATCTAGCGAAGCAGCATAACCAACTATTCGGAACGTCTTGGGGTGCTTTAAAATACATCGGGGGTACAGATACTGACGGTACAGGTGGGTTAAACTATAACGCATCAACTGAGATTTACAAGGTCATAGCTCCTTTTGAGCATATGAAGTACGAGCGATTAGTAAATGTAACCAATAGCCTACTAACTACAATTCAATGGGGATGGAGTGTAAACGAAAACTCACAGCCATATATCGGTAAGCCTTTAATCTTTTACGGCATAAGACAATCAGGCGGCTACGATATCAGTTATAGAACAAGCTCTATTGCTGCAAGTAGTGAAGATGCATATTGGATACCTTCAAACGCTTTGTATCAGTCATCATCTGACGGTAAAGAAAACATCCATTTTAATAATGAGCTAAATGAGTATGAGGTAAATTCTGACCAGTTCACAGATACTCTTTTTAGTGTATACCATAGCGAGTATATAATTGATGTCTTTAACCAGGCTAGAAGGCTTACACAGATTACGTCTTATTTGCCTCTAAGGATTATATACAACTTTAAGCTGAATGACACTTTTACAATAAACACCAAGACGTACAGAATTAACTCCATAACTACTGAACTACAAAGCGGAAAAAGTAAAATGGAACTATTAAATAAGGTATGATACAGAATATAATTGAGCTGCTAAGTGTAGTTGAGGGAGAAACAGAAGCAATACAGATTGCAAAGGGTAAGTATAAATTGGCACAGACCTTTTCTGAGGGGTTTAAGCAAACAAAAGAGCAGAAGAGATGGAAAAAATAGAAGTAGAATTTGAGTTAAAATATAAGGATGCTATTGGTGAAATCGAAGAGCTTAAAAAAGAGCTTAAAAAGGTTCAGGAATCCGTTGTAGACGGTAATAAAGCTACTGAAAAGTCATTAGAATCTGTTGAAAAAAGTGCTGAAGGTAGCGCAAAGGGTGTAAAGAAAGTAGGTGTTTCTATTAAGAATCTAGCAAAAGCTAGTGGTATAATATTCTTACTTCAGAAAGCGTTTGAGTTTGTTTCTTCTGCTATACAGGAAAATCAAACAGTAATGACTGCGCTTAATACCGTCTTTGAAACTGCTCAGATTATATTTAATCAGGTTGTAACAGTTTTTACAGACGTATATAAATCTGTCAGTTCATCCACAGAGAATTTTGATGCATTAGGAAAAGTTATCAAAGGCCTTGTTACAATCGGATTAACTCCTATGAAACTCAGTTTTTTTGCTATAAAATTAGCCTTACAATCTGCACAGTTAGCTTGGGAAAAATCATTTTTTGGTGGTAAAGACCCCGAAACAATTAAAGCTCTACAAGAAGGTATAGACGAAACAAAAAACAGTATTGCTGAAGTAGCTATTGAAGCCGTAGATGCAGGGAAAAGTATTGGTGAAAACTTTGCTGAAGCTGTTTCAGAGGTAGGGGCAATTAGTGAGCAAGTAGTTGATGGTTTAAAAAAAGTTAGTGTTTCATCTGCCATAGAAACTGCTAAAGCTAATATGGCATTAAAGAAAAATGCTGAAATAGCTGAAGCTCAAAGTAAAATATTAATAGAGCAGTATGACAGGGAAGCTGAAGCATTAAGGCAGGTTCGTGATGACACTAGACTTAGTATAGATGAAAGGATAGCTGCAAATGATGAATTAAAATTAGTATTAGAAGACCAAGAAAAGCAAATGACTGCTAATGCAAATGCTGTACTGGCAGCCGCACAAGCTCAGTTTGATTTGACAGGTAAAAATGAGGACTATGTAGCTGTTTTAAATGCTGAAGCTGAAGTAGCGGGTGTACTTGCAACGGCAACAGGTTTTTTATCTGAGCAAAGAGTTAACGATGCAGGTCTGCAACAAGAACTGATAGACTTAGATAATGCTAAAATGGAAAGTGCATCACTACTTTCAATAGAGCAAAAACGATTTAACGCAGAACAGATTGTTAACTCTTTAGAAAAGCTAGAAGCATTACAAGAGATTGACGAACTAGAAGCCGAACAAGAGACTTTAAGACTTCAATCCATAATAGATAATATAAACACAGGCACACAAGCTAAGATTGACGCTCAGATAGCTTTAGACCAATTCTCTGAAGCATCTAGACAGACTAATATCACAAGAGATAAAGAAATAGCAGACGAACTGATAGCAATAGAAGAAGAAAAGACTGCGGCTAAAAGAAAAGCTCTAGATGATTTAATATCAATATCAGGAGCTGAAACTAAACTAGGAAAAGCATTATTGATAGTAAAGCAAGGTTTAGCTCTTAAAGAAATGATAATGGAAGCAAAGAAAACCATTACGTTTGCTTCAGTAGCAGCCGCAAAAAGTAGTGTTGCAATTGCAGAGGGTACAGCTCAAACGGCAAAGGTTGGATTTCCACAAAACATTCCTTTACTTATTGGATATTTTGCACAAGCAGCAGGTATTATTAGCTCTATACGTTCAGCAACTAGATTGGCTAAATCTACTGCCTCTTCTTTTGGTGGTGGTGGTGGAAGTGTTGCTGCTGTTTCCGCACCTTCTGTACCAAGAATCCCTGAGTTTAATACAGTAGGAGCGAGTGGTACTAATCAACTAGCTGATGCGATAGGAAGCCAAAGTAAGCAACCTATAAAAACCTATGTTGTAGCAAGTGATGTGACCACAGCGCAAAGCCTAGAGAGAAACATTATTACAGGTGCAACAGTAGGATAAATACAAAATCAAATTTTAAATACGTTATATAATTATATGAAAATAGTAGAATTAATACTAGACGAAGAGCAGGAAGGCGGCATTGAAGCTATTTCAATTGTTGAAAGTCCAGCCATAGAATCTGATTTTGTAGCTTTAGAATCACAAGAGGTTAAACTTGCTGAAGTAGACAAAGAGAAAAAAATACTATTAGGGGCTTTATTGATTCCTAACAAACCTATTTACAGAAACGGTGCAGAGGGTGACTATTATATTTTCTTTTCAAAAGAAACGATAGTTAAGGCCTCACAGATGTATCTAAAAAATGGCTATCAAAACAAATCAACACTAGAACACGCTAAAGCATTAAACGGATTAACATTAGTTGAAAGCTGGATTGTAGAAAGTGAGACTCAAGATAAGTCTAGAAAGTACGGTCTTGATGTTCCTGTGGGAACTTGGATGGGTGCTGTAAAGGTAGACAATGATAAAGTTTGGGATGAGTACGTTAAAACAAACAAAGTAAAGGGGTTCTCAATTGAGGGCTACTTTGCAGATAAAATGGAAAAGCCTAAAAAAGAAGTTAAAGAAGATATGTCAAAAAGTATAGAGGTAGAAGCTGCTGAACTATTAAGCAAGATTGAGAAAATTGTCAAAGGTGAAAAACTAGAATTATCTGTTATTGATGATATTAAAGATTTAGCCCAAAGAGGAATGAAAATTGAAACAGATTTGAAATCTGCTTTAAGTTCATATAATGGATTACTCAGAGCAGGAAATGGAATTAATAAAGAAATTAATAAATTAACTGCTGCTGCAAAAGATTTAGGTGTTCCAGTACCAAAAGAAATTAAAGGATTTACTGAAATGGCTAATAGGTTTATATCTAATGGTGAAGCACTAGGTAAAGTGATAAATAAATTTTCATAAAATAAATAAACACCAATGAATACAACAAAGAATTTAGACAAGATTTTCAGTAAGCTACCTGTGCAGTTAAACTCGGTATCAGTAAAGCTGTCTATAATGGATGACATCGAGGAGTTTTTAAGTCAAGGTTTTGGTCTAGAAGAATTTGCTCAAGAGGCTATTGATGAGGCGCAGATATTAACTACTAAAGCTCGTGATATAATTAGATTTGATATGGGTGAGGCTATTGGAAGTGCTGATGATACAATAATGGAAGCAGAAGCTAAACTAAAAGAGTTAGGAGCAGATAGCCCACAATTAGACGAATTTAAAAAGCAACTTGCAGATTTAGAAGGTATACAAAAAGACCTTTTACGTGAATCAGATAACATCTAAAAAATAAATAAATGAAGACCCCAAAAGAAATAAGCAAAATTTACGACAGACTACCAAAACAAAAGGTAGAACTAAACGCAATAAGAGTTGAGTTAGGAATTGCTGATGATATTAAGAAATCAATAGCAGTTAACAAAGCAGCGTTAGATGAAGTAAAGAAATTAGAAGCAATAGCTGAAGCAGCTAAAAAAACGTATTTAAAAGCTGAAGCTGACGCTATAAAAGTCAGAACAGACACAGCTAAAAAAGCAGATAAATACAATAAGCTAGAGGATAAGACAGGCCAACTTTTATCTAAAGCTGAAGCAGCAGCTAAAGGATTAGGTGTTAAACCTCAAGCTATTGATGGATTTACTGAATTAGAAGATATAACTATTGAGTTAGGTATGCAGACCAACAATCTTAACAATTTTGATTTTGATTTAGGTGGGGCGTAGCAAAAGCAACAGTAGATTTATACCTAGCAGAACGTCTCCTAAAGGAAGCGGAAGGGCTTGTCTATGTTGGGACACTAATACCTACTCTAGAGAGTGCTGTGATGGCTCTATGAGGGCGCAGGGTATAGGTGTTATCACTAGAACTTAACTGAAAATATAAATTTTATTAATAATCACGTTATATAATTATATGAAATCAACTGAAATGCTAAGTCAAATCAAATCACTTCTAAACATAGAGGTAAGACTTGAGGAGATGAAACTAGAAAATGGCACTATTGTAAGTGCTGAATCATTTGAAAAAGGTAAAGAAATCTTTATTGTAACAGATGACGAAAAAGTAGCTATGCCTGTGGGCGAATACTTACTTGAAGACGGAAGATTAGTAGTAGTATCTGAAGAAGGTCTTATTGCTGATGTAAGAGAAGTATCTGATGAAGTTCCTGCTAAAGAAACTGAAGAGGGTGAAGAAATTACTTCTGACCTTGAAGAAGAAGAAGCTCCTAAAGAGGAAATGGCTTATGTAACAAAAGAAGAGTTCTCTTCTGCTGTTGAGGAAATGAAGTCTATGATTGACGAAGTAAAAGCTATGATGTCTCCTAAAGAAGAAATGGGTGATGAGTCTAAAACTTTAAAGTCAAGAACTGTAAAAGAAGAATTTTCTGAAGCTGCTTCAAAACCTATCAAACACAATCCTGAAGGAAAAAGCACAACTAAGAAAAAAGTAGAATTTGCAAAGGGTAATTTCTCAACACCTCTAGACAGAGTATTAAGTAAACTAAATAAATAAATCAAACGAATATGAGTAATTCAAGAAACGTAGCACTAGCTACTACAACAAACATCACAACTACTTACGCAGGTGAGTTTGCAGGTGAGTACATCGCCGCTGCTCTTTTAAGCGCATCAACTATTGATGACGGTGGTTTAACAGTAAAGGCGAACATCGCTTTTAAAGAAGTAATCAAGAAACTAGCTACCAACGCTTTGGTAAGCCCTGCATCTTGTGACTTTACACCAACAAGTACAATCACTCTTACTGAGCGTATCATTCAGCCAGTAGAGCTTCAGGTTAACTTGCAGTTGTGTAAGTATGACTTCGTAAACGATTGGGAAGCTCAATCAATGGGTTACGGTTTAGGTCAAGCATTACCTCCTAAGTTCTCTGACTTTATGATTGCTCACGTTGCCGCTGAAGTAGCTCAAAATACTGAGTTGTGTATATGGCAAGGAGATACAGCCGCAGCAGCTAATAACTCTTTTGACGGTTTTGAAAAACTAATTGCAGCATCAGCAGCAGCAGGAGATATTCCAGCAGGTCAGCAAGTAGCAGCTATCGCAGGTGGTTTAGATGCAGCTAACATTGTAACTGAATTGTCTAAAGTAGTAGATGCTATTCCAGCTTCACTTTACGGTAAAGAAGATTTATTCGTTTACGTTGGAAGTGCAGCAGCTAAATTCTATGTTCAGGCTCTTGGTGGTTTCGGTGCTAACGGATTGGGTGCAAATGGTGTTTCTAATATGGGAACTCAATGGTGGAACAACGGTTCACTTACTGTAAACGGTGTGAAGATTTTTGTTTGTCCAGGGATGTCAGTTAACAAAATGTACGCAGCTCAACGCTCTAACTTATACTTTGGTACTGGTTTGTTGAATGATACAAATGCTGTTAAGGTTCTAGATATGCAAGATTTGGATGCTTCAAACAACGTGAGAATGGTAATGCGCTTTACTTCAGCAGTACAGTTCGGAATCGCTTCTGACCTTGTTGAGTACGCTTAATTAATTAATAATACTTAGAAAGGGGTGGGTGGTCTTAATCCGCTCACCCTTTTTTTTTAAACTAAAAACATAAAATTATGGCTTGTGCATTAACATCGGGGCGGAGTGTCCCTTGTAAGTCCGCCTTTGGTGGCATTAAAGAAGTAAGGTTTGCAAACTTTGGAACTATTGGAAGTGTTACAATTACAGCAGGAACACAAGAGGCTACTATTGTAGATGCTTCACCTGCTCCTGTATGGTTTGCTTACCCAGTAAAAGGTAGCTCTAGTCTAGAAACTACTGTAACGTCATCTAGAGAAAACGGTACTACTTTTTACACTCAGACATTGAATCTTACATTACCATTTTTAGATGCTTTGACTAACGCTGAACTTTACCAAATGGCTATCTCAAGACCTTATGCGGTTGTAGTTGATTATTATGGTAATGAGTTTCTTTGTGGTTTAAACAACGGAATGGAAATGACAGGTGGAACTATTGTTACAGGCGCAGCAGCAGGTGACTTGAGTGGTTTTACTTTAACTATGGAAGGAATGGAGCAAAACGCTCCTTGGTTCTTAGTAGCTGGACAAGCAGCAGAAACTGATGCTACTGATAGAATAAACCCTACTCCTGATGGAACTCCTCCACAGCCAGTATCCACTTAATCAGCTTTTTTAAGTTAGAAAATGAAGCCTCCTTAATCGGGGGCTTTTTTTTTGCTTATACAATTCTACAAATTCACTTCTTTTTTACGTTATATAAGTGTATGATAATATTAACCACTTCAGCAGCCGCTCAAACCTTGTCTGTAATACCTAGAAAGTATGACAGTATTCCGTTCAAAATGTCTATCAGAGATGATAGTACAAACATTACAGTAATATATACTATTGCTACGGCTACAACGGTGGGAAATTACTTTCAGTTTACTCAAGCATTTTCTCCTGTATTAGTTGAGAATCATTTTTATGATATACATTTATACACAGAAACAGTTTCAGGTTATAAAGAAGATATTTTCAAGGATAGAATATTTTGCACAGACCAGGATGTTAATCAGTTAAATGAAAGCTCTCACTATGAACTTAATGAGGGGCAATACACCCATTATGATGGGTTTAATAATACCTATACAGTACGATGAAAAACACACAATTGAGAAACGACAAAGGGCAGTTTAAAAAAGCATCAAAGGTATCTGAATTTGGCTTTGTTAATCTAAGCACATATACTAGCCCTGAAATCAAAGAGGTAAAAGGAGAAGATTACATTGAGTACGGTGCAGACAATAACTATTTTCAGTACCTCATAGACCGTTACAACGGCTCTCCTACAAACAATGCCGCCATTAATGGTATAAGCGCACAAATATATGGTAAGGGCTTAAACGCTAGTGATTCAAACCGTAAGCCTAACGAGTACGCACAGATGGTTTCCTTGTTTAAAAAGGATGTTGTAAGAAAATTGTGTTATGACCTCAAATTAATGGGACAATGTGCTGTTCAGGTTATATACTCAAAGGACAGAAAGACTATTGCTCAATTAGAGCATATGCCTATTGAAACATTAAGAGCTGCAAAATGTGATGATGACGGTGATATACCTGCTTACTACTATTTTAAGGATTGGCCAAACATTACAAGAAGTGATAATCCATTAAGAATACCAGCTTATGGGATGTCTAATGAAGATGTTGAGATATATTATATTAAACCCTACAAGTCAGGATTCTATTATTACTCTCCTGTTGATTATCAGGGTGGTTTACAGTATGCTGAACTAGAAGAAGAGGTATCAAATTACCATTTAAACAATATACTGAATGGATTAGCTCCTAGTATGTTGATTAATTTTAACAACGGTACACCTAACCAAGAGGAACGAGCTTTAATAGAAAACAAGATTGCACAGAAGTTCTCAGGAACGTCTAACGCAGGTAAGTTTATACTAGCCTTTAATGATAACAAAGAAAGCCAGGCAGAGATAAGCCCTGTACAGTTAAGTGATGCTCATAACCAGTATCAGTTTTTATCAGAAGAGGCAACGTCTAAAATACAGGTTGCTCATAGAATTGTATCACCGTTTTTATTAGGTATTAGAACCTCTTCAGGTTTCTCAAGTAATGCTGATGAAATAAAGACTGCATCCTTGTTAATGGACAACACCGTTATTAGACCGTTTCAGGAGCTTTTAATAGATTGCTTTGATAATCTACTAGCTTACAACAATATCTCCTTAAACCTATACTTTACGACCTTACAGCCACTAGAGTTTACTGACGTAGATAAGGACATACAAGGAAGTGAAGACATAGAAGAAGAAACAGGTTACGAATTTAACAAAACAAGCCTTGCTAAATATCCTTGGGACAAATGTATAGAAGACCAAACTGCTAGGTATGGTGCAGAATCAGCACCTAAAATCTGTGGATATATAAAAGAAAATATGTCATCTGTTGATTTAAAAGAAATTGACGGAAAACAAGCCTTTGAAACTCGTGAAGAAGCTGAAGCAATAGCTAAACTAGCAGGTTGTGAAGGATACCACGAACACGAAGAAGACGGTAAAGTGTGGTATATGCCTTGCGAAGACCATAGTAAATTTGATTTATCTAATGAAATAGGAGCTGAATTAGCTGCTGAGTTATTAGAACTAGGTCAAGACGAGGAAGACCTTATGGACAATTACGAGTTAGTAGATGTTTCTGAAGTTGACTATGAAAACGAAGAAAAAAGTGACAAGATAATAAACGAACTAAACGCAGAAAAAGACTCAAGTCTATCTGTATTAAGTAAAATTGTAAATCTAGTCTCAACAGGTAGAGCATATCCTAAAAATAAATCAGAACAAGACGGTGTTACAAAACAGAAAGGTCTTGCTAGATTCCTGGTTAGATATCAGTACGCACCTCTAAAAGCCAATGTAAACAACTCACGCAAGTTTTGTATTGCAATGGTAGGAGCTAAAAAGATATACCGTAAGGAAGACATAGAGAAGCTATCTAATAAACCTGTAAACGCAGGATTTGGGGTAGGCGGTTCAGCAACATATTCTATTTGGTTAAATAAAGTAATTGATGAAAATCTACCTGAATCAGAATTAAACGCTTACAACCTTTACAAAGGGGGTGCAAGATGTCAGCACAAATGGTTTAGAAAAACTTATATGTTGACTTTGGACGGTGTTAAATCAGAGGTAACAACTACAAAAGCAAAATCAAAGGGTTTTAAATTTCCTGTGAATGAGCAATTAGTGCCTGTTGCGCCTACTGATATGAAATACAAAGGTTACACAAAAGCCTACTGGGACAAAATGGGATTCAAATATTAAGATATGGCAACAGTATTATTCATAGACAGAACTGATTTAGTTCGCAACTCTATTCTTGATGGGAATGTAGATACGGACAAGTTCATTTTCTTCATTAAGACAGCGCAGGAGATACATATTCAAAACTATTTGAGTACACAAATGTACGATGCTTTAACAGCGGCCATAGTAGCAGGAATTGACTTACCCGCTAACGCACGTTGGAAAAGCCTATTAGATGAATATGTTGTGCCTATGCTTATATGGTTTACTCAAGTAGACTATATTCCTTTTGCTAGTTATCAGATACGCAACGGAGGGATGTTTAAACACCGTTCAGAGAACGCTGACACCGTTTCTAAGGATGAGGTAGACTATCTAGTAGAAAAAGCAAGAACGAACGCTGAGTGGTACTCTAGAAGGTTTATTGACTTTATGGCTTTTAACCAAACATTGTACCCTGAGTATACGAGTAATTCAAATGACGACATATATCCGTCATACGATGCCACATTTAACGGATGGGTTCTGTAATGTATAAAGTGAAAGAAGACAATATCAAGAAATTAAAGTTGTTTTTACAGAAAGTAAAGGACAACAAAATAAAAAAAGAAAAGGATGGCAAATGAAATATACAGTTCCTCTTGGTGGGGAATTGGCCCTTGTAATGAAGTCGGTTGGGGTATTGTATATAAGCAATATGCAGATTGTCTAGTACCTGTTATCATTGCAGACTTTACAGCTAGAGTAATTGCGGACGGTGGTACGGTGGAGTCACCTGCTTGTTTAGATGTTCCATTAACCTTCCTAACACAAAATCCTTAATTATGAGCAGTTATTACGATGATGCCTCACTTATGCTTTTAGCAAGTGGTGGAGCGCAAAAAGATGGCAAGGTATATTCCGTTAAGCCTACTGATGGATCAGGGGATTTCACCTTTACAAGAGGTTCTAATTTATCAGCTACGAGGGTAGATGCTTCGCAGTTAATAGAGAAGGGTAGAGAGAATGTCTTGCTGCAATCAAATCAGTTTGATACTACTTGGTTAAATCAATTAGGTGGCACAATTACTGGTGGTCAAGCAGGATATGATGGCTCAAGCGATGCTTGGTTAATAAGCAAAGATGCATCTAATTTTAGAAGCGTTAGACAAGTTATATCTTTTAGTGGTGTGAGTACATTTAGCCTATACGCTAAATCTGGAACGCTTACAGATGCAGCTTTAAGAATGGACACAAGTGCAGGTGCGATTCAAATTGTTTATGATTTGTCAGCAGGTGTGGTCGCATCAAGTGGAGGTGTTTTTATCAGCAACGGAATAGAAGATGTAGGAGGTGGTTGGTATAGAATTTTTGTTACTGCCAATGTATCAAGCGGTACTAATGTTCATATCTATGCAGATAGAAGTGGTACAACCGCAGGAAGCATCTACATCCAAGATGCTCAATTAGAATCTTCTCTCGTAGCTACGCCTTACATTGAAACAGGAGCATCTACTGCACAGGCAGGTATATTAGAGAACACCCCACGCTTTGACTATTCAGGTGGTGCTACTTGTCCTTCTCTTTTATTGGAGCCGAGTAGGAGTAATCAAATAACGCAGTCGGAATACTTTGGTGGTTGGACTGTTAATACTACAATTACTGCAAATGCAGCATTAAGTCCTGAAGGTGTTCAAAACGCATACAACATCGCATCAAATAGCGGTGTAGGGAATGGAATTTTGGCAATTAGCGGTGCGCTTTCAAGCACTCAATATGTATGTAGTATTTATGTGAAAAGTGCAGGTGCTACAACAGGTAAATTAAGATTATTTGATGGGTCAACTGGAGCAAGTACAACAACAACTTTTACTCCAACAAGCGAATGGCAGAGAGTAGAAGTAACAAGAACAAGTGGAGCAGGTACTTTTCAGTTTCGTACTGATATTCATAGTAATGATGGGGACTTGCTAATTTACGGAGCGCAACTTGAAGCAGGAAGTTACTCAACATCCTACATACCCACATATGGGGTAAGTCAGACAAGGGCGTTTGATGATTGTGCCGTAAATTATACGAACATAAGCGACACAGGAGGAACTATTTTTTGGCAAGGTTTCGTAGATATTGGTGTGGATTCACACGCGATATCATTATCAAATTCCGCAAATGGTAATGGTTCAAATAGAATACTAATTTATAGAAGTACAAGCGATAATAAAGCGTGGTTGTATATTCAATCAGCAGGAGTTAGCGTTAAAAACATATCGTTACAATTACCGACTGATTCAAACGATAAGTATGCAGTTTCTTGGGCAACAAATGATTTTGCAGTATATATAAATGGAGCGCAAATCTACACATCTTCAAGTGGGGCAATTCCTACGGGTATGCAATACATTCAACTTAATGAGTGGACTAATGCCCACACAGAAACAAATGTAACTAAACAAGCATTGTATTTTACTACAAGACTTTCAAATTTAGACCTTGCGATATTAACAGGAGCAACAACTTACAACACATTTGCAGAAATGGCGTTAGCCTTAAATTACACAGTATATGAATAATGCATCATTAGAACTCGGTGGAACAAACTGGGCAGAGAAAGACGGAAACATATTAGGTTACTCTGTCGGTGACACTTCAGGCAAGTATTCTCCACAAGAGTTTACATTTGCAAGAGGCAGTAATTTATCAGCTACAAGAATAGACAGAGCAGGTCTTATTGTAAAGGGGCGTGAGAATCTA